TAAGGAGGGAAAGATGGATATAAATATAATTATTCATGAAGCTAAACATTATTGGAGAGATCATAAAAAAGTAGTGATCGGTGTTGCAGCTTTAATAGTAATTTTGCTAATAATATAAAATGAGAGTACAGATCCCCTATACCCCAAGACCGCTACAAGCGGAGTTACATAAAAACTTGGATCAGTATAGGTTCGCTGTATTATCTTGTCATAGAAGATTTGGGAAAAGTGTAGCGATTATTAATCACTTAATAAGAGCTGCACTCACCCATAAACTTAAAAATCCTAGGTTTGCCTATATAGCACCAACTTACAAACAGGCTAAAAGCATAGCCTGGGATTACATGAAAATGTTTGCGGGTGGCATACCGGGAGTTAAGTTTCATGAAACAGAGCTAAGATGCGATATGCCAAATTCCAGCCGTATCACTTTGTTATCTTCTGAACAGCCAGATAGCTTAAGGGGATTATTCCTGGATGGAGTTTGTATCGATGAGGTGGCTCAAGTAGATCCAAGATTATGGAATGAAATAATAAGACCCGCACTTTCCGATAGGAAGGGGTTTTGTTATTTCATAGGTACGCCAGCGGGTATGAGTAATATTTTTTATGATTTATACCAGCACGCTTTATCAGATGATAAGTGGTTAGCTTATACGGCTAAAGCCAGCGAGACTAAAATTATCGACCAGGAAGAACTCGATGCTGCCAAATCCCAAATGGGAGAGGCAAAATATAAACAAGAATTTGAGTGCGATTGGATTGCAAATATCGAAGGATCCGTATATGGAGATATTATTAAATCGCTTGAAGAAAAAAAACAATTAACGAGAATTGCTTATGACCCAAGTGCATTAGTTCATACCGCTTGGGATTTAGGTGTCGATGATAGTACGGCAATCGTTTTTTTTCAGCAAATTGGAAACCAGATTTTGGTTATAGATTTTTATGAAAATAACCGAGAAGGGTTGCCGCATTATATCCAGGTGGTGAAAGATAAGGATTATGTTTATGGAGATCATTTTGCACCCCACGATATTGAGGTTACAGAATTTTCCACCGGTAAGACCAGACGAGAGGTAGCTTACCAATTAGGAATAAGGTTTAAGATTTTACCTAAAATAAATTTAGAGGATGGGATCCATAATTTAAAAATGGTTTTACCCAAGTGTTGGTTTGATATAGAAAACACAAAACCATTAATAGATGCGTTAAGACACCATCATCGAAAATATAACGAGAAGATGAAAATGTTTAGTAATAAACCTCAAAAAGATTGGAGTTCTCATGCTTGCGATGCGATGAGATATTTAGCTTTAGGAATTACTGAATTACCAAAAAACAAAGTGGCGGCTCAAAAATTAGCTGTCAATGATTATACAATACACGGAGAATAATATGGGTTTTTTAAAACCAACAATACCAGCGATGCCAGCCATTCCAGAAGTTAAACCTTTACCAGCTGCACCGAGTTATGAAGATACGGATAGAGCAGCTGCGGCAAAAGCAAAAACAGACAAAATTAGAGCTAGTCGAATAGGAAGATCTGCAACTATTTTAACCTCTGCTAAAGGTTTAGAGGATGACGAATATTCAACAAAGAAAACTTTATTAGGAGGATAGTATGGGAGGAGTAGCAAGAGTAATTAGTCCACCAAAACCACCCGCACCGCCAGCACCCGTTTATACGCCAGCTCCAACCAAAGCTGAGGTATCACAAGCAACATCAACAGATGCAAGTGGAATGCTTAGAGGTAAAGGGAGATCAAGCACAATTTTAACAGGTGCAAAAGGTTTAGGCGACAACGCATTAACAACAACGAAGAAATCACTACTGGGAGGATAGATGGCTATAGAACCAAAAGCAAAAATGATTATTGAGAGATATAAAACTCTCAAAGCAAAAAGAGTTACTTGGGAAGATCATTGGCAAGATATTGCTGATTATTTCTTACCAAGAAAATCGAATATCACGATGAAACATACTAAAGGTGATAAAAGGCACGACCAGATTTATGATGGAACAGCCACTCACGCTTTAGAATTATTATCAGCGAGTTTAAATGGTATGCTAACCAATACGATTTCTCCGTGGTTTATATTAAAATTTAGAAATGATTTAACGAATGAAGATGATACCGCTAAAGAATGGTTGGAAAATTGTGCAAAAATTATGCAACAAGTCTTTGCTCGTTCAAATTTTCAACAGGAAATCTTTGAACTTTATCATGAGCTGTTGGCTTTCGGTACTTCCGCAATGTTTATTACCGATGATGCGAAAGATGATTTAAGATTTAAAACTATTCATATTTCAGAAATCTTTATTACAGAAAATGAAAAAGGATTAGTCGATAGCTTAACAAGAAGATTTAATATTCAAAATAAAAATATTCCATTATTATATCCAGAAGCTGAATTACCAAGAGCGATTATAGCGGATATAGATAAAGCTCCACACGATGACGCTGTAATTTTACACTCGATTTATCCTAACGAAATTAAGATGGGATATGACAATAGTAAAAATATGGATTGGGTCTCTTGTCATGTTCATGAAAAAACAGGTACTCTATTAAAGGAAAGTGGTTTTAAAGAATTTCCTTATGTGGTTCCAAGATATTTAAAAACTTCATCTAATGAAATTTATGGAAGAAGTCCAGCGATGAATGCTTTACCGGATACGAAGATGTTAAATACTATGTCTAAAGTATCGATTAAAGCAGCTCAAAAACAAATCGACCCACCTTTAATGGTTCCTGATGATGGATTTATTTTACCGATTAGAACAGTACCCGGTGGATTAAACTTCTATCGAAGTGGAACCAGGGAGAGAATTGAACCATTACAAATTGGATCTAATAATCCTGTGGGTATTCAAATGGAAGATCAAAGAAGAAAAGCGATTAGAGAAAACTTCTTTGTGGATCAATTAATGACTATCCAGGGTCAAAACATGACAGCAACAGAAGTCATGCAGCGTACTGAGGAAAAAATGAGATTACTGGGTCCGGTATTAGGCAGACTTCAATCTGAATTATTACAACCCCTTATTACAAGATCTTTTAATTTATTATTTAAAAATGGTAAATTTCCAGAGCCACCAGAAATGTTAGGCAACCAGGATATTGAAATTGAATATGTATCTCCATTAGCGAAAGCTCAAAAGACACAAGAGCTTTCATCGATTATGAGAGGGATTGAAATATTTGGTTCCATGCAAAACATTGCACCGGTATTTGATTACATAGACATAGATGGTTTAGTGAACCATGTTCAAGATGTTTTGGGATTACCCGCTAAAATTATGAGATCAAAAGGAGAAGTTCAGCAAATCCAACAACAAAAACAACAACAACAAATGGAGCAAATGCAACTTCAACAAGCTCAACAAGTCGCTGAGGCAGCGGGTAAAGTAGCTCCCGCTCTGAAAGTGGCTAATGAATAAAGATGATTTAAAGCAATTAGTTATTGCTTACAAACAAGTTTTTGAATCTGACCACGGCAAAAAAGTTTTGGAAGATTTGGAAAAAAGATGCAGCTATCATTCAACTACTCACATTAAGGGAGATAGTCATGAGAGTGCATTTTTAGAAGGCACAAGATCGGTGATCTTGTTTATTAAAAATATGCTTAACAAAAAAGGAGAATAATCATGTCAAGCGAAAATCAAGAGGTAGCAACACCTGTAGCTCAACCAGAGCAACAAAATTCGGTGTTGTCTGGAGACCCTAAAACAGAAACTCCACAAGTAGCAACAGATTGGAAAGCAAGCCTATCTGAAGCAATAAGATCTGATAAATCTTTAGAAAATATTAAAGATATAGAAGGTTTAGCAAAATCTTATGTCCATGCACAGAAAATGGTTGGAGCGGATAAAATTCCAGTTCCAAACAAATATGCAACGGATAAAGATTGGGATGCGGTTTATGAAAAACTAGGCAGACCCAAATCTGCGGATGGATATAAATTTGACTTACCACAGGATAAAAAGGTGGATGAGGCATCATTAAAAGAATTTTCAACCCAAGCTCATAAGCTAGGATTACTTCCTGGACAAGCTCAAGGGATGGTAAAATTCTATAATGAAATGACGGCTAAATCTTTGCAAGATGCTGATGGTAAAGCTCTTGCAGCTAGAGAAGCAAGTGAAAAAGCTCTCAAGCAAGAATTTGGTCAAGCTTACGATCAAAAAGTTACACAAGCAGCAACCTTAGCAAAATCGGTTGGTGCAACTGATATTTTAAATCGTAATTTAGAAGATGGAACCAAATTAGGAGACCATCCAGATATGATTAAAGTATTTGCTCAATTAGCAAGTAAAATGGGGGAAGATAGCATTGTTCAAGCATCGGGACCCACATATCTAACGCCTTCTCAAATCGAGAAACAAATTGGAGAACTGACACAAACTGGTTCGGCTTATTGGGATAAAAACCATCCCAACCATCAGTTAGCGGTTCAAGAAGTTTTAGCTTTACGAGAAAAGAAAAATAACGTATAGCTGAAAATAGTTAGGATAATCGAAAGACCCTAGTTGACACTATGAAAGCATAGGATCCAGGAGATCTAAAATCGAGGAGCGACCCGTAAGGATAATCATCCGCTTAATAATAACATAAACTATAAACAGGAGGAACTTATAATGAGTTCACAAATAACTACTTCTTTTGTAGAGCAGTATAGCTCGAATATCGCTATGCTTTCTCAACAAATGGGAAGTAAACTAAGATCTTCTGTTGATGTGGAAAAAGTTACTGGGAAAAACGCTTTCTTCGATCAAGTCGGAGTTACGGCTGCTCAATTAAGAACGAGCAGACATGGCGATACACCTCAGATCGACACTCCGCACAGTAGAAGAAGATTGAGCTTAGCTGACTACGAATGGGCTGATCTTGTTGACGATGTTGACAAGGTTAGAATGCTTGTAGATCCAACTAGCTCATACGCAAGAGCAGCGGCAGCAGCGATGAACAGAGCGATGGATGATGTAATTATTACAGCCATGAACGCATCTGCGAATACTGGTGTAGCTGGTGGTACGTCTACGGCTTTACCTTCAACGCAAAAAACAGCGACATCTGACCAGAGCGATGGTTTGACGATTGCTAAACTTTTGGCTGCGAAGAAAATCCTAGATAATAACGATGTTGACCCTTCATTGAAGAGATACATTGTTTGCGGACCAGTTCAAATACAAGATCTATTAGGAACAACTCAAGTTACAAGTTCGGATTACAATGTAGTTCGTGCTTTGGCAACTGGAGCTATTAATTCCTACTTAGGTTTTGAGTTCATAATGTCAACTAGATTGAACAAGGATGCAACTTATACCTCGGACAGATTAGTTTTTGCATATACTGAAGATGCTATTAAATTAGGTATCGGAAAAGATATATCAGCAAAAATCTCTGAAAGAGCTGACAAGTCTTACTCAACTCAAGTGTACTACTCAATGGCACTTGGAGCAGTAAGAATGGAAGAAGAAAAAGTTGTTCAAATTCCTTGTCATGAAGCATAATAGGAGGAAATCATAAATGGGAACTAAAAACTCAGACTTAGTAGCAAATTTTGAAGCTACGCCTCCAGTTCTTACAGATAGTGCATTGTTACACGGAGTAGTTCGTGTAGCTCAAGGTACTATTGTTGTAGCGGCTGGTGATAGTGATGATGACGATATTGTTATGCTTGCACCGATACCAAGTAATGCGATTGTACCTCAAATATGGGTAGGATCAGATACATTTGGCGGTTCATGTACTTTCAATGTTGGGATTTATCAATCAAATGGAACAGTAGTCGACGAAGATTACTTTGCAAGTGCTGTAGCTGATGCTGCTGCAATGGCAGATGTAAGACACGAAGCTGCTGACATCAATACTGCTGGAAAAGCAATGTGGGAAATGGCTGGAGCGTCATCTGACCCTGGAGGTTTCTACTACATAGCGGCTACTATGGCTGCTGCGGGTGGAACTGAAGGCGATATGTCGTTCAACATTCACTACGTTTGTAACTAGCAAATAAAATTTATAGGCGGGAGCGGGAGACTTAACTCGCCTATAATGTAAATAAAATTTTAAAGGAAAAAAATGGCATCAGTCGTTCAAATTTGTAATTCGGCATTAAATCAATTAGGAGCAAGCTCTATAACTGCACTTACTGAAAACTCTAAAAACGCAAGAATATGTAATGAAAGATATGAAACAGTTAGAGATGCGGTTTATCGTTCACATCCTTGGAACTGCTTAGTTAAAAGAGTTCAATTAGCACAAGATAGCGATACTCCATCTTGGGGATTTGCTTATCAATATACTTTACCCTCTGATTGTTTAAGAATTTTAGGAATTAAAGATTATAACTCGGATTACAAAATTGAAGGTAGAAAATTATTAATAGGAGAAAGTTCTGTCTATTTAATTTATCTAGCCAGCGAAACAGACGTTAATCAATTAGATATTTTATTAAGAGAAACTATCTCTGCTGCTTTAGCTCAAGATATTGCTTACGCTATAACTTCTAATTTACAAGTTGCAAAACTTATGGCTGAAAAATACCAAGCTAAATTATCAGAAGCTAGACACGCAGACGCAAGCGAAGGATATAATACAGATCCTACTCTTGCACCAACAGACCAAATCATTACAGAAGATTTTATAAACAGTAGATATTAAATATGCCTAAACAACTTTTAAGCATACCTAGCTTTACTGCTGGGGAGCTTTCATCCTCTATGGAGGGTCGTACCGACTTCGCTAAATATTTTAACGGAGCATCAAATATTGAAAATTTTGTGGTACTACCTCATGGACCCGTATCAAGACGACCAGGAACTTATTTTGTTTCTGAAGTTAAAACCTCTGCAAATTCCACACGATTAATTCCATTTACATTTTCAACTGAACAAACTTATGTTTTAGAGTTTGGTAATCAATATATCCGTTTCTTTAAAGACAATGGTCAAATCACAGAAGGCAATAAAACTATTACTGCAATTACTGCTGCTAACCCAGCTGTCGTTACTTCTAGCTCTCATGGTTATTCCGATGGAGATTTTGTAAATATTTCTGGTGTTGTGGGGATGACGGAAGTGAATGGTAAAACTTTTAAAGTAGCTGATAAAACTACTAATACTTTTGAATTACAAAATGTAGATGGTACAGATATAAATTCTTCTGGCTACACAGCTTATTCTTCAGGTGGAGTTGCTAATAAAATTTATCAAATTACAACTGAATATACGACAGCTCAACTCTTTGATTTAAAATTCGCACAATCCGCAGATGTTATGTATATCTGCCACAACTCTCACGAAGTGATGAAGTTATCAAGAACGGGTCATACTTCCTGGACTTTAACAGAAGTCGATTTTGGAACTAAGGGACCCTATATGGATGCCAATACGACAGCAACAACTATAACTCCCGCATCCTCTGGAACGGGAACAAGTGTTAATTTTACCGCAAGTTCTACAACAGGTATTAATGGTGGTGATGGTTGGCAAACAACCGATGTGGGAAGAATAATAAAATTTAATGGTGGAGAAGCAAAAATAACAGGTAGAACAAATACCACAGTTGTAGTTTGCACAATCACCGATGCCTTTACCAATACTGATGCAACTGCCTCTTGGCAATTAGGTTCTTTTTCAGATACCACAGGTCATCCAAGTTGTGTCTCATTCTTTGAACAACGATTAGTTTTCGCAGCAACAACCGATCAACCCCAAACCATGTTTTTTTCTAAATCGGGAGATTATGAAAATATGACAACGGGAACCGATGCCGATGATGCGATGGTTTATACGATTGCGTCTAACCAAGTAAATGCCATTAAATCTTTAAAAGCCACAAGAACTTTAATTTGCATGACTACAGGGGGTGAATATGCTGTGAGTTCTGGAGCTAATCAAGATGCTATCACTCCATCCAATATTAATATTAGAAAACAATCCAACTACGGATCCGCTGGGGTAGATGCTTTATCGATTGGTAACGCAACTATTTTCTTACAACGTGCTAAAAGGAAAGTGAGAGAGCTTGCTTATAACTTTGATACCGATGGTTATACGGCACCAGACTTAACAATTTTGGCGGATCATATAACAGAAAGTGGTGTTGTGCAAATGGATTATCAACAAGAACCTTACTCTGTTGTGTGGGGAGCAAGAACGGATGGGGTATTAGCGGGTTTAACTTATAATCGATTACAAAATGTTACTGCTTGGCACAGACATATTATTGGTGGTAAATCAGACACAACAAAAAATATTATTCATCAACAAATTTCTTTTACATCTAATACAACAATAGTTAATACCACTAACAACACTATAACTTTAACATCACACGGATTATCTACTGGCGATCCAGTTTATTATTATGCAGCTAGTAATATTATTGGTGGATTAAATAATTCAACATTATATTTTGCTATTGCATCCGACAGTAATACAATCAAATTAGCAACAACCGCTTCTAACGCTACTGCGGGAACGGCTATATCTTTTACATCCGCTCCAAGTTCAGACACAACTCAATACATTTATCAAGGTGTTAATATTTCATCTAATTTTATTTATTCAGCCTCTCATGGTTTTACGACAGGTGATATTTTTTATTATGATAATACAGGAACTGCTATTGGGGGATTATCTGAAAATACAAAATATTATATTGAAAAAATAGATGACAATCAGTTTAAACTTTATACAGATAGCACTTTAGGTACTAATGTGAGTTTAACATCAGCTCACACATCAGAACAAACCGATAATATTTTAACTCATGCTAAAGTAGAAAGCGTTGCTGTTATTGATGGAGATAGTGATGAAGATCAAGTTTGGGTTATTGTTAAACGATGGATTAATGGTGCGGTGAGACGTTATGTGGAATATTTTACTCCCTTTGATTTTAACGAAGATTTAACTGCATTTCATTATTTAGATAGTGGATTAAGTTACACAGGAGATTTAACTTCAACTCTTACTGGTTTAGATCATTTAGAAGGAGAGGTAGTTGATATTATTGGGGAAGGTTCTGCACAAAATTCAAAGACAGTTTCTAGCGGATCTATTACCATAACGAATGCTACTGAACAGGCTAAAGTAGGATTACTGTATACCTCTGATTTACAAACGATGAGATTAGATGAAGGTTATACTGAAACCACACAAACAAAAACAAAAAGAATTTATGACTTGTCGGTTAGATTTCAAAATACAGTTGGAGCAAGTGTTGGACCCAATGCTGCTAATTTAACTGCAATCGATTTCAGATCGAGTGGATCTCCTATGGATTTACCCATCCCATTATTTACAGGAGATAAGTCTATTGAATTTGATACCGATTATGGAACCGAAGGTTTGGTTTATGTGCAACAACCCCAAGCTTTACCGATGACGATTTTAGGGATCTATCCTAGATTGGAGACAGAAAGTGTCTGATGTAGTTATTGTTCCATTTGAAAACAAACACGCTGACCAGATATTAGAACAGGGTTTAAATAGTGAAACTTTGGAATTAAAACCAGAACATAGAAAATATGCTTATTTTTTAAAAGAAGTTGGTATGTCGTTTACGGGTCTTGTCAATGATAAGCCGATAGCGGCTGGAGGTGTCTTTCATCTCTGGGATGGCGTTGCCGAGGGGTGGGTCTTAGCAACAAAAGATATTTATAAATATCCAGTTTTTTGTGCTAAACACATTAAACAAAGAACTGAAATAATTTTAAAAGCTAATAAAATAAAAAGATTACAAACTTCCGTTAAAGCTGATTGCGATGTGGCATTAAGATTTGCCAAGTGGTTAGGTTTGAAAGAAGAAGGATTAATGAAACAATATGGACCCGATGGTTCAGACTTTATAAGATTTGCGAGGATAATAAAATAATGAGTTTTTTTGGAGATGTATTTGGTGGTAAAGCTGCTATGCAAGCAGCTAATTATAACGCTAAAATCATGGAGCGTAACGCCAAGATTAAAGATCAAGAAGCTGAACAGATTATGTCTGTTCATAATAATTATAACCTTCCAAAATTTGATAAAACAATCGAAGCCATACATGGTCAAACAAGAGTAGCTTATTTAAAGAGTGGGGTAACCATGTCGGGAACACCTCTTGAAGCTATGTATGCTAACGAATTAGAGCTGCAAACCGATAGAGACATCATGACATACAATGCAGAAAACGCTAGAGATCAAAAAGAGAATGAGGCAATTCAAATGAGAGCGGATGCAGATCTAGCAAGATGGCGTGGTAAAGTGGCTAAGAAAGCTAGTTACTATGCAGCGGGTCAAAGTTTATTAACAACAGCGGGAATGTTTATTTAATGGCAATCAAATTATACAAATCACAATTAACACCTACAACTGATAGTTCTAATGTTTTAGATCAAAGACAGATAAGTTTATCTGAAGCTCAATCGATTGGTAAAGCCTGGAAAGGTATGGTTCAATCGGGAGAAAAACTTTACGCTAAACATTTAGATATTAAATCCGACAATGAACTTTTAGAAAAATCTAAAGAGATCATGAATGGTAATGATAACTTTGAAGGATTAAGTTCTATTTCTATTAAAGCAAAAGAAATGAAAGATCCCGATAAAGCTGTAGAATATTATAATACCAGTTGGAAATCTTTATTAGATCAAGAAAAAAATAATTTATCCTGGATGGCTAAAAGAAAATTTACAAACTGGATGAATAGACAAAATTTAAAAGATACTAATTCCATTAAGGTTGCAGCCACAACCAATATGATTAATGGATTAAGAACAAATACTTTAGATAAAATAGAAACCTTAAAAAAATCTATCATATATTCAGTTGGAATAGAACAAGAGACAGCAAAAACTGAATTAGCTGAATTACTTTCTAATACAAAAACTAAAGAATTATTTGGAAAGGGTTTAGATGCAGTTGTCAAATCAACGAATAGAGATGTTGCTTTTTATCTTTATAAAAATGTTCCTATTGCCGATCAAGCAGCTGCATTAGCCGCAGCTAAAAAAGATGACAGATTAGAAGTGGAAGATGTTGAAAAATTAAAAACACATTTTAAAACTGCTAAAAGTGCCAATAACCATTTAAACAAAGATAATGTTAAAAAGATGGAAAAGAATTTAGAAAATGGTATTTGGTTTAATCAAGAAGAATTAAATGAGGCTTATGAAATTGCCGCAACTAATGAAGATAACGCAACCTTAATTAAAATAAAAAATATGATAGAGGATGCTCCTATCTACGCTCAACTTTCAACAATGTCTGTGGCTGATATTGAAAACAGAGTTAATATTTTAACTGAATATAAAAATAAAAAACGAGAAGGTATGGAGTTAAACTATGCAAGAAATTTAGAAATTTCTAAAAAATATCTTGCTAATCTAACTATTGCTTTAAATAAAGATCAATTAATGACGGGTCATGATAAAGGGATTGTTGCTATAAATGAAATAGGTTTTGAAGAATTATTAACAACAGGGAATGTAAAAGATTTTACTGGTGCTATTAATGAAAGAATTGCTAAAGCTAAAACAGTTGCAGCTTTTTATAAAAGACCCGTGGTTTTCTTTACAGCAAATGAAAAGAAAGCTATTGAAAGTGCTTTTGCATCAGCTACTAATTCAGAACAAATCATTCGATTATCTACAGCTCTCGTAGATGGATTTGGAACGGATAGCGATATAGCTTTTAGACAACTATCAAAAGATAATACTTTTTTATCCACTATAGGCGGATTAACTTTAATGAATGATAATGTTCCTGGATCTAATGTTCAGCTTGCTGTTGATGGTTATTTAATCTCAAAAGAACCAGAGCTTGCAAAAACTTATGTTATGAAAAGCTCCGACACAGATCTTATACCAGCTATTAATGAATTTGCTCCCGCTTTCAATGAAAACTTAGAAACCTTTAATAATCTAGTTGAAGTGGCTAATTATATTTATGCAGCTCAATTAAAAAACAAAGGAAAAACGACAGAAGATTTTGACGATGGCGATTGGAAAGATGCGTTCTTTTTAGCAGCGGGAGGAAACTATATTGAAAAATTTGGTTTTGATAAAAAAATGGGTGGCTTTGATGAAGATACGAGAGGCACAATGGTTCATATTCCTTCCTGGCTACCTAATGGATCTTTTGACAATGTGATTGAAAGATTAAAAACAGATGAAAAATTATGGTTAAAAGCATCATCCAATGGTGCAAACGCAATAACTGAAATGGGTGAACTTAATGTTCAAGAAGTTTTTAAAGATGACGATCCATACTTTGTAAGTGTAGGCAATGGGAAATATAAAGTTGCCATAGGAGAAAATCCTCTTGAATTTGGATCTGAGCCAAACTTTTTAATGAATAGCGATGGTGGATTTTTCATTATCAACATTAATCAAATTAGAAATGAATTAATAACAGGATTAAAATAATGAGCATTTTCTTTGATGAAGATAAAGCTTTAACTCCAGAAAGCACTACAAGTTGGGCAAAAGGATCTAAAACAGATTATTCGGAAAACTTTGATGCGATGTGGAATGCTTTTGGAAGATCTGAATTATATACATCTGAAGCTTCTAATTTATCAGAAGAATATGGTAATGCGGTTCAGCTCTTACATGAGGCGGGTCATACTGATTTTGTAAATCCATTAGATACAATGGGTGTCTTTTCTGGAGAAGGGGATGAAGAAGTTGTAGGTTATAGACAAACTGCTAAATTACCAGATCGAGAAAAAGCAGCAGCAGACTTTTGGAAAAAAGTTGCAGAGCTGCAATTAACAGATGAAAATTTAAAATTCAAATTATCAGAAGCTGGATTAGATACAAAAGAAAATATGCAATCGACCATTGCTAAGAAGGCTCATAGTGCTTGGGAGGAGTTTGCAAAAATAAATGAAAGAGCTAGTGGAGAGTGGTATTCGGGTGGAGGAAAAACAGGAGGATTAGTAGGAGCCGCTGCTAGAGCTTTTACGGATCCTATTATGTTGGCTACTATTCCAGTTTCTTTTGGTTATTCAATACCAGCAACCTTTACTAAAGCTGCATGGAAAGTTGCTAAATACGAAATGGTTATAGGAGCTGTAGCCGAAACTATGATCCAATTAAAATCCCAACCCTACAGAGCTGAACTTGGTTTTGAAGATGCGGGTTTAGAGAGAGGTTTAAAAAATATTGCAATGGTTACAGCGGCAGCTGGAGTATTATCTCCAGCATTAGTAGGTGTATTTAAAGCTTTTGGTAAAGGGATTGATGTTGGTAAAAAACATCTTTTTAAATTATCAGATGCAGATTTAAACAAGGTATCAAAAGAATTAGGAGATATTAATCCTAAATACAAAGATAAAGCTTTAGATAATTATAAATTTCCAGAAAAAGATAATCCTTTTCCAGATAATGCTGCGGGAAGAACGGAGCATAGAGTAAGACTAGATGCTGCGGTTAAATCCGTTAATGAAAATACTGTTTTAGATTTACCACCTCCTAAAAATAAAATTATATATCATGGAACAGATAAATCTTTTAAAGAATTTGATCTTAGCAAAACTGCTGATTATTCTGTTTGGTTCACAGATAGTATAGATGCTATTAAAAAAGGTTTAGCTGGTGCTAGTGGGAGGGGTAAAATTATTGAAAGAATTATTGATGAAACTAAACTTAAATTAGCAACAAGAGAACAATCAGATAAAATATTTGATGAACGATTAATAAAGCAAGGTTATGATGGTATTAAGTTTGATGATCTGGGAGCTGAGCAAGGTGTTAATTACAGAATATTTTTTCCAGAAAAATTACAAAAAACCGGCACTAATTCCCCTAATATTAATAAAGCTGGTTTTAATAAAAACGAAACTAAATTAGCAGAAGATATTGAGGGAGTTAAAGATTTTGATGTACCGAATGAAAAAACTTTTAGAAATCAAGCCTTGTATGCTGAGGGATCCATGTTTGATGAGGGAACACCATTAGCCATCAGAAGTGAGGCTGGTGCTGGAGCCGCAGCAAAAACTGTACCAACTGACAAACCTTTAGTAAAAACCCAAGATTTAGTATCAAAATCCCAAGTTACAGATGCACCTCCGCCATCTACAGTTTTAGCAACTGCACAGAGCAAACCTCCACTACTTACCCGTGGAGAAACAAATAAAGTTGTTGGCGACATTAATTCCATAGGAAAACCGATATATCATAAAACAGATAATTTCAACGAAATTTATAAGACACTATCTGCTAAAATGGATAGCGTTAAGAAAGAATTACAACCTATAGCAACAAAATATGATGGCGATTTAAAGGCAAGAATTAAGGAAAAAGCTAGTTTAAAGGAAAAATTAGCAAATGATCCTAATATTTCAATGCAAAATATTTCAGATGTTTTAGGTACTAGAATTAGTGTTGATACTATAACAGCAGCAAAATTAATGTTTTCTGAATTAGATAAGAAATTTAAGCTATTTTTTAAAGATGATTTTTTAGATGATGTTGGGAGAACCTTAACACACAATACAAATTATAGAAGGATCCATTTACAAGCCTTAACTAAAGATGGTTATTCTTTTGAAATACAAGTTTCATTAAAAGAATTAGATCCATTAATAGAGATAAACCACGCTTTTTATAAAAAAATTAAATATCAAAAAGATAGATTTACAGCATCTGAAATGCAAGATTTAATAAAAAAACAAACAGTAGCTGAGAATAATATAAAAAATAAATATTTTAAAATTAAGGATAAAGAATTTGCAAAATCTAATCCTACCAATGATGTTGATGTTCCGTTTGTGGTTGGAACTAGGTTAGATGAAAAAGGAGAGATAGTTCCTTTAATGGCAACTGCTAGAGAAACATTTGAACAAGATGCAAAAGATTTAACGATGCTTAAAAGATTGGAGAATTGTATATGAGTTTTAAGCAATGTATTATTAATGGGGTTAAAGAAGGCTTAATTTCAGAAAGTCAAGCAGAAAAATTACATAAAAATTTAGATGAAATTACAGATTTTTACCAATTTAGAAAAAATTTATCTAAGCCAGAGGCAGAAAAAAAAGCAGCTAAAGATGTTTATGAACAGCAAAAAATAGATACTGCTGAAAAGTTAAGATATACTTTGAATATGCGAGCTAAGATGAATGAGATACAAAATAACTTCAGCACTTACAGAAATAGAAATGGGGAAGTGGATTATGCTAATGCTTATCGAGCTATGCACGCTCAAGATAATTGGTCAAATCTTCCAAATATTGAAAGACAAACAGATATTGAAAGAGGAAAAGCTCATCAATTAATGGAAGGAATTTTAGATGAATTTAGATATGGTTGGGGAGGCAGACAATCTAAACTTCAAAAAACTAATTTAAAAACATTAGTAAGAGAAATCATGGGAGAGGATACGGGGAATATTAATGCTAAACAATTATCAGAGGCTTGGAAAAAAGTAGCAGAACATTTAAGAAAAAGATTTAATTATTTTGGTGGAAAAATTTTATCAAGAAAAGATTGGGGATTACCACAAATTCACGATACTTTATTAGTGAGATCTGTATCTAAAGAAGATTGGGTTGATTATGTTTTGCCTAAATTAGATTTAGATAAAATGGTTAATGAAAGATCTGGTTTACCATTTACCGATAAAACTATTCGTGAAGCTTTAAGTGAAGTGTACGATAATATTTCTACAGAAGGGATGGCAACTTTTAAACCTGGAACGGGAGCTTATGGTAAAGCTTTACATAACAGAAGATTAGATCATAGATTTTTAGCATTTAGAAGTGCAGACGATTGGATGGAGTATCAAGCTCGATTTGGTTCTCAAGATCCATTTAAAACAATGATGGAGCATATCAACGGGATGTCCAGAGATATTGCTATGTTAAAGATTTTAGGAGCTAATCCAGACGCTACTCATACCTGGGCAAAAGGGATGATTAAAAAACAAGCAGCTATTGATGCAGCTGCGGAAGCTCAAAAAAAATTCAAAAGAAAAAAACTTAAAGGTTTAAAAAAAAGAACAGAGCAAGATAGAACAAACTCAATTTTAGAAAATGTTGAGAATTTATATGCTTATCACAAAGGCACTTTACATAAACCTATTGATGGATTTTTTGGCAGATCTTTTGCAGCATTAAGACAAATCTTAACTTCCGCACAATTAGGAGGAGCTGCAATTATGGCAATCACAGACTTTCATTGGTCAAGAATAACATCAAAATTTAATGGATTGCCTACTTATAAAGCAAACAAATTAGCTCTAAAACAATTAAAAGAAGGAATTAAAAAAGATAAAGCAATGGCAAGAACTGCTATTCGATTAGGTTTAATTGCAGAGCATTGGTCATCAGTAGCCGGAGTAGCAGCAAGATATTTAAACGAAGTGGATGCTCCCTTCTGGTCAAAAAGAATTTCTGACTTTGTATTAAGAGGAACTGGATTATCTCATATAACACAATCCGGTAAATGGGCGTTTGGAATGTCGGTCATGGGAACTCTTGCAGAGGAAAGTGGAAAAGTATTTAGCAAGCTAGATAAACGATTAGCCAAACAATTAAAAAAATACGGCATTGGAGAAAAAGAATGGGAAATTATTAGAAAAACAAAATTATATGATGCGGGAGTAGATGAACCTTCAATGGTAGGTAAGGGAGCTACTTTTTTAAGACCCGATGATATTATGAAAAGAGCTGACTTAGATGATGCGACAAGAGAATTTTTAACAACAAGGTTATTAACTTATATTACAAATGAAACAAATTTTGCTGTACCCACTTCTTCTGCTAAAGGAAGAATTACTTTAGCGGGATCTGCACAACCAGGAACAGTAAAAGGGGAAATAGTCAACTCAATGCTAATGTATAAAAACTTTCCTATTACTTTAGGAATGACGCATTTAGCCAGAGGTTTTCAACAAGTAGGATTAGTGGGTAAAGCCAAATATATTGTGCCAATGATTGTAGGTGGAGCTATCATGGGAGCTTTAGCTTACGAAATTAAACAAATAGCAGCTGGAAAAACACCAACTAAACCAGAAGATATGGGGGTAAGATATTGGTTAAATGCTATGGTTTATGGTGGCGGAATGGGAATATTTGGGGATTTTTTATTTTCAGATCAAAATAGATATGGTGGATCTTTATCTAAAACTGTGGCTGGACCGGTAATAGGATTTTTAGGAGATGCTATCAATTTAACCTTTGGTAATGTTGCACAACTCGCAAGCGGTGAAAAAACTAATGCGGGTAAGGAACTTGCGGCATTTATTCAAAGATATACACCAGGATCTAATGCTTGGTATACAAGGCTAGTTTTTGAAAGAATTATTATGGACACGCTAGAACAGCTGATAAATCCTAATTTTAACAAAGATACAAGAAGAAATATAAAAGCTTTAAAGAGCCGAACCGGTCAAGAATACTGGTGGTCTCCAGGTAATTTAACACCATAAAAAAAGGATAGACAGAATTGACTAAATAATTTAAGAGAAAAAATATAGTGGGTGTACCACGCCTACAAAAATTCAAATAATAAACTTATGACAGTAACAACAACAACAATTAAAAACAGTTATAGCGGTAACGGATCCACAACAGCGTTTGCTTATACTTTTCCTATCAATTCAACTTCTGAAATAACAGTTATTGAAAGATCGGCTACAGGAACAGAAACAGTTAAATCTGAAGGCTCTGGTTCTACTAACTATTCTATTTCAGACAATGGAGCTAGTGGCGGAACAGTAACAATGGTTACAGCTCCCGCATCGGGAACAACTTTAGTTATTAGACGTAATACTGCTTTAACTCAAGAAACTGATTATGTGGCTAATGACCCATTTCCAGCTGAAACGCATGAAGATGCTTTAGATAAACTGAATATGCAGACCCAAGAGCTGCAAGAAGAATTAGATCGATCCTTTAAAGTTTCAAGAAGCAATACTATTACTTCATCTGAATTTACTGATAGTGCAACAGACCGAGCTTCTAAAACTTTAGGTTTTGATAGTGATGGAAATTTAACCACAGTAAGTGATTTCTTACCAGCGGGTGGAGATGCAGCACAATTTACTTATTCAACAACAACGACAGACAGCGACCCCGGTTCGGGTAAAATCCGTTTTAACAACGCAACACTTTCATCAGCTACGATTGCTTATGTGGATGATGCTGAACAAAACGGAACGGATGTATCTGCATGGGTTCAATCCTTTGATGATGTAACGGGTAATGCAACTAATAGAGGAAGAATTAGATTAACTAAATCAAATACTTTAGATGTATGGCACGTTTGGAAAATTTCTGGAGCGGTTACAGATGCCTCTGGTTATACCAAATTAGCTTTAACTTATATTGATGGTGCTGGATCTTTAGCGGATGAAGATAAGGTATTTTTATCTTTTGTTCCTAGTGGTGAAGATGGAGCCATACCAG